CACGTCGTATCATTGTGTGGGATTTAGAATTCTCAATGAAGGTATATTTTTACGGGCCGGTCAAAGATAAAACCCGTATTAAAAAAGTCATTGTCGATCTGTATAATTCAAGTAGCGACGACCTAGCTGCGCCGCCGGCAGATGCATCACCACAGGTTGCGATTACCGTGGTGCCGTCGGTGTCGGTGTCTGCCTCCGCCAGTCCGTCATCTGAAGAGTCATCTGTGATTAGTGCCAGAGAGGCAGCAGTCACCACGACTATCCTAGACTTTGGGAAGTTTGCGCCCTCGACATCGCCATCAGCGTCGTATAGTCCGTCAGCGTCACGTAGCCCGTCAGCATCACGTAGTCCGTCGGCATCGATTAGCCCATCGAGTTCCGTATCAGTATCCATCAGTCCGTCGGCATCCGTTAGCCCGTCATCGTCGATTAGCCCGTCAGCATCACGTAGCCCATCGAGTTCCGCATCGGCATCAGTCAGTCCGTCAGCGTCGACTAGCCCGTCAGCGTCCATTAGCCCGTCAGCGTCTGCGTCACTTAGCCCGTCGGCATCCATTAGCCCGTCAGCGTCACGTAGCCCGTCGGCATCGATTAGCCCGTCAACGTCGGTGTCGCCGTCGATTAGCCCGTCAACGTCGCGTAGCCCGAGTGCGTCGACATCCATTAGCCCGTCAGCGTCACGTAGCCCGTCGACGTCTATATCAGCATCGCTCAGTCCGTCGACATCACGGAGCCCGTCAGCGTCACGGAGCCCGTCCGCGTCACGGAGCCCGTCGACCTCCGTGTCGGCATCCGTCAGTCCGTCGGCATCGATTAGCCCGTCAGCGTCACGTAGCCCGTCATCGTCCATCAGTCCGTCGGCATCAGCCAGTCCGTCGGCTTCAGCCAGCCCATCATCCTAAATGCAACGCGGACAAATAATACAGAAACAGGAGTTGAACAAACTTCTCGATCTCGATCCCACACTGACAACCGAGGAAGAGACGACAGCCCTTCAACGCACTGCGCCGCCCGGCAAACTTGTGTCGGCGACAGCGGAGGATGCGTTTGAAGAAGACTTCGGCTATGCGCGGTCGGTCGTGCGAGAGAGTATCGATCAGGCCCGCGACGCCGCAGTCACCGCAATCGAACTGGCACAATCCGGCGACAGTGCGCGGGCCTATGAGGTCGTCGCGGGAATGTTGACTGCTATCGTCAATGCGAATAAAGAACTATTGGCACTCCATAAAACCAAAGAGGACACGCGCAAGTCCCGTGAGGGTGGCGCATCGACTTCTGGTGTAACAATCGAAAAGGCGGTATTTGTGGGGCGCGCCTCCGACCTGTTGCGTGAACTCCGCACGTTGTCGAAAGATAAACCGAAGGTCATAGATATTAGTGAAGAATAAATGCCCAAGAATTCCTTCAAGTCCGACGCGGGCTATAACGGCAATCCCAATCTTCCGCTCCCCAATGCCGAAGTCTCGCTCACTGACAAAGAACTTAAAGAGTATGTCAAGTGTGCGGAGGATGTCTATTACTTCATCAACAGCTTTGTGAAGATTGTCCACGTCGATCACGGCATCGTGCCGTTTGCGATGTGGCCCTTCCAGCGAGAGATTATCAAAGCGTTTGAGGACAACCGCTTCGTCATCTGTAAACTCTCGCGTCAGTCCGGCAAGTCGACCGTTGTTGTCTGTGGTTACTTCCTCTGGTATATTCTCTTTCGCCCCGACGTCAGCGTCGGTATTCTCGCGAACAAAGAGTCCACCGCCATCGAACTGCTACGTCGGCTGAAGCAGTCCTACGAACTCCTGCCGAACTTTCTGAAGCAGGGAATTATCAAGTGGGACCAGAAGCTCATCATGCTGGCGAACAACTCCCGCGTTCGTGCGGAGAGTACGAGTGCCAGCGCGATTCGAGGCGACACCTTTAATATTCTGTTCCTCGATGAGTTTGCGTTTGTGCCAGAGAATATCGCTGGCGACTTTATGACGTCGGTGTTCCCCACAATATCATCGGGTAAAACCACCAAGCTATTCATCGTCAGCACACCAAACGGATACAACCTCTTCTATAAGATATGGAACGACGCAGAAGAGAAACGCAACTCTTATTTTCCCATCGGTTTCACCTGGCGAGATGTGCCTGGGCGCGACGAAGAATGGGCCGATGAGATGCGGAGGAACCTTGGCAGCGAACAGGCCTGGGAACAGGAATTTGAGTCGGTGGTCTATAACACGGATGTGACCGTGCGGAACAAAGTAACGCAGGTGGTAGAGACGATACCCATTGGGGTGTTGTATGACCGTCTATTTTCAGATACTCCGCTGCCAGGCTACTGAACTTTGACTGTAACTAAATAGGCTGGTATGGAATACTATGTCTATAGGCTACTGCGGACAAGTGACGGTAAACAATACATTGGCACGACAGATCAAAATAACTTTTTTGGTCGTATGGCGTGCCATCGTCGCTCCGCACGATACCGAGGAACCTCTTTCTCCATTGAAATATTACTCACCGGCCCAACGACCGACGTTCTGGTTCAGGAAGGTGCGTTTATCGAGAAATACGATACGCTACACCCCAACGGATTAAACCTAACTAAAAGTGGCAAAGGTTGTGGGCATAATTCTCCCGAATTCACCACACGAGGATATAAATTTTCGGCGGCATCCCGTAAGAAGATGAGCGACTCGGCGAAAGAAAGGTGTCGGCGATCGCCTCGGGTGGGGTGGCACCACTCGTCGAGTTACAGAGCGCGAATGAGTGAGATGCGGAAAGGCAAACCGGCACTACACAAGCGAAAGCTCACAGAAGAACAAGAAGCCACATTACGTGAGTTGTATTTGAGTAAGCCTGCGCTTGCGGATGTCGGCGTGCCCCACATAAGCAATGGTATTGTGCTGACATACGACCGCGCGTTTGTTCTGCGGTATGCCAAAGTTTTTGGCCTTACGCCAAACGGACTACGAGGAATTCTTCACCGTGTTTGTCCCTAATACCAAATACGATATCCTGACACCAGACGGATTTCGGAATTTCCGCGGTCTCCATTTTATCGAACGCGAGACCGTACGGATATTTTCTGGTGGTGTGTGCGCGTTAGAGGGGAGCGCACATCATCGTGTGCTAACGTCAACAGGATATGTCACCCTTGACAATATCGAGGTCGGCGCGAGTATCATTGGAAAGACCGGATCACATCTCATTGAACATAAAGAACTCGGCCGTGCACAACTCCTGTTTGATCCTATCGATGTCGATCACCCCGAACAGTCATTCTACACAAACGACACCGTTTCACATAATTGTTCTTTCCAGGGCAGTGCGAATACACTCATCCCAGGGCACAAGCTCGCATCCATGACGTTTATGACGCCAGTGGATACTCGGGGAGACCTCAAAATCTATGCGCAACCAATTCGCGCAGACGAAAAAGGGAACCCCTCGCATATCTATGTGGCCATGGTCGATGTGTCGCAGGGGCAAGAGCAAGATTATAGTGTGATAAATATCTTTGATGTGTCGATATCGCCGTTTCGACAAGTCGCGGTATATCGACGGAACAATATCACTCCACAACTGTTTGCGCCGATCGTGCGAGATATCGCGGCGTATTATTGTAACGCATATACGCTGATAGAAATCAACGACGTTGGCATTCTTGTCGCGGATACGTTACACGCGGAACTAGAGTACGAGCATATCCTCTTCGTACGTATGCATCCCAAGCGCGGGCAGATGTTGGCCGGCGGGTTTCATGTGAAGTCGCGGATGGGATTGCGGCAGACACAAGCCACAAAGCGTATTGGCTGTGCTGCGCTCCGAGCGATGATTGAGAAGGACCAGCTTCTCATTTATGATTACGAGACATTACGAGAGCTAACGACGTTCGTTGCGCATGGGCATAACTACAAAGCAGAACAGGGTGCCCATGACGATTGTGTAATGACGCTGGTGTTGTTGGGATGGTTGACCGCGCAAAGGGGATTTGAGAACTATGTGGGCTTGTCCATGCGGAAGCTGCTCATCAATCAATACGAACCCGTCACGCTCGACGAACCGTTTGTAGGATATCTGAGCGACGAACCCACGGTCTCATGGACCGAAGACGGCGATCGTTGGTCTTTATCGGATGAGGATATCGCAAACGACTTCTGGAGATGACGAACGCCGCGGAAGTCTAAATACACACATATCCGCTGTCATACACTGATAGCACAGTTTTTCACGGTATTCCTTTTACCGAATCCCGTTACGAAGGAGATATAGGGTTATGGCATTTCAAGTTTCGCCCGGCATTAATGTTACGGAACGGGATCTAACAGCAGGCATTGAAAATGTCTCCCTGTCAGCAGGCGCGGTCGTTGGTCCTTTTGTGTGGGGTCCGTGTCTACAGATACAGAACGTCAACACTGAAGTCGATCTGAAGGGCCAGTTTGGTGAGCCGGACACTAATACCTTCCAGTATTGGTTCTCTGCCGCAGGATTTTTGGCGTATTCCAATACACTCAAAGTTGTTCGAGCGATCAGCGGTGATGCGCTGAATTCGACGGGCGAGGGCTTCACGCTCACCGGCACAGTGGCAAATACCTCAACGACAAACCTTCTGGGCACTAGCACAGTGTTTCAGACACAGTTGAAGGTCGGGCAAGAAATTACCTTCAGTGCGGGCGAAAAAGCCACTGTTTCCGTAATCACCAGCAACACCGTTCTAACCCTCGCCGCTGCGTTGACTAATGCCGTTTCTGGTTCAAATACCTTCACTTCGACTGGTATTCTTATCAAGAACGATGCCCACCAGGATAACACCTACGGTTCTGGTGCAACAGGGTACGGAGCCGTTGCGGCTAAGTGGCCAGGTGAACTGGGAAATTCGATCAAATTCAGTATCTGCCCATCCGCAGAAGCCTTCCAGGCAAATGCGACCGGTAGTCTTATCACGACCGCAGGTAGTGCGACGGTCACCGGCACCTCAACCAAATTCCAGACAGAATTGATTATTGGTGACTACATCACCATCGATAGTGCGCGGTATCAGGTAAGTGCGGTAGCAACCAACACGTCGATGACCGTGTCGAAATCTGTAGTTGTCGCAAATACGTGGACGACTACCAACTGGCAGCGTCAGTGGGAATATTGGAACCTCTTCGATAGCGCACCGGGAACGAGCGCGTACGGAACTGATCATGGAGCTACCACCGACGAAATGCATATGATAGTCACGGACGAAGATGGGCTGTTTGAGGGCTTAGTTGACAATCCGACAGAAAAGTATGCCTATGTCTCGAAAGCCTCGGACGGTAAGTCTCCGAACGGCGATAACAACTACTATAAAAATAAGTTGAATCGCAACTCGCAGTATGTGTGGTGGTTGAGCCACGTAGGCACCACGACAAACTGGGGTTCGGCGACGCTGGGCTTGACCTTTGGTAGTAAGTCGCTGCCGTATACGAAGTCACTGGTAGGTGGCAACGATGACAACGAGAACATCTCCGTTGGGGAAATTGAAACAGGATGGGACCTCTTCAAAGATCCTGATTCGTCAGATGTTTCACTGTTGATCAGCGGTCCTGCGACACCGGCGACGTTGGGCACCTATATCATCGATAACATCGCAGCAGTTCGCAAGGATGCGGTTGCGTTCGTGTCGCCACTGAAAGCCAGTGTCGTGGACAACGTCGGGAGCGAGAAGTCTGCCTGCTCGACTGACAGAGACACTCTTCCGTCGAGCAGCTACGCCTTTATGGATAGCGGCTGGAAATATCTGTATGATAAGTACAACGACGTATATCGCTGGGTGCCACTCAATGGTGATATTGCGGGATTGTCCGCGAGAACCGACCA